AATATAGTGCTTGTAGAAAATCAGATGGATCCAAAGCAATTTGAGCTTTCATGGAAAAGCTCCTGCACACCAAGTTGGAATAAATAATTATAAGGCCCTCATTTGAGGGCTTTACTTTATTCACCAGATGATTCAGATTTTTGATCTTTTTCATTTCCATACTCTAAAGCAACCTGTTGCGCTTCAGCTGCAGCAGTGGCTTCTATTGGAATCGAGTCAGCTGCGATAGCTACGGTACCAGTAAACCCCATTAAAGCTAAGATTAGAATTTTCGAATACTTTTTCATTTGAATTTCCTCTACGTTTCTAAGACTTAATTTCAGTGTAGAGAATGATTTAAATCGTGGATGTAGCAGCTATGTCGGGATATGTAAGATATTCAAGGCTAGAGTTAGAAGGATCTAGTTTTGCGTAAGAATGCTTTTCTGATGAAATTATTTTGTAGATTTGATTAACGAAATGTTAGTAATTTTCACAACATAGACGAGTACTAGACTAAATCTTTAATAGAAAGCACCTTCGGGTGCTTTTTTAATGTCTAAACTTTAACTAGAGACCCCATCATGAATGATTTTTTCCTAGCAACGAATCGAAGCATCAAAATCAATGAAATTGAAGTGCGTCAGATCCAGATGAAAGACTTTGACACTTGGGCAATGCATGCTGAGCCGTTAAAGAACTTCATCAAAGATCAAAATCATTCAGATGAAATTTTGACACAGTTATTTAAAGTTCATGGGGTACAGGTCATTTCTACCATGGCATGCGTTACTGATCTGAAACATGAATCACTAATGAAACTCGCTGCTAATGAGCAAGGGTTTAAAGAGCTACTTAAGGCAGTGCTTCTGATCAACCAGGCTTACTTCAAATACGAAAAACCGAAACGCGGTATTAAAAAGAAAGATGACTCTACCTGGTTTGATTCATTCCAGTTTCTGGTATCAATGGGTCATCAGCATAGCGAAATCATGGAAATGACCTACGGTGCATTCCAAGGCTACGTTAAGGCAGCAAACAAGATGTACAAGCAGGGAATCTTTAATAACGCCGTTGCTGGTCGTGTAGCCCAGTCTGATAAGAAAGGCTTTGAGTCATTTAAGAAAGAAATGGTTTCTGATTGATCGTGCAGCGCCCTAAAGTTATGATGGGAAAATAACTATTTAGGGGGTTATTGTGAAAAAATTATTATTAGTGATGACGTCGGTATTATTGATTCAAAGTTCTTTCGCTGCTGAGGTTTATACCTGCACTGTAAACGGAAAAACGGTTTATCAGGGAAAGCCTTGCCCAGGTAAAGAATTGAATGCGCGAGTTCAGCAATCTCAAGCTGCAATCAAAGGACAGCAGGCAACCAGAGAAAAAGAAAGAGCCGAACGTGATGCGAGGAAAGAACCGCGCATTGGAATGACAAAGTCCGAGGCTGAGAAATCAACATGGGGCTACCCAGATAAAGTCAACACAACAACCACAGCTAAAAATGAGTTTGAGCAATGGGTGTATAGAACACCTTATTCCGGGTCAAAATATCTGCATTTCACAAATGGAAAATTAACATCAATTTCAAATTAACCCCTTGGAATGGTTTATTAACACTTGAGTTTACCCGCTTCGGCGGGTTTTTTATTGCCTGAATTTTAGAGGTCAGCATGTCTGGTAAAAATTTAACATTCAAATTAGTCATGGATGCCGACACTAAAGGCTTTGTTGGCAATATTAATCAGTCCGAAGATGCGGCAAAATCAGTATTCAACACAATTAAGCAAGAATCAGAGCGGTTAAAACAAGCAACCACTGATGCTTCTAAAGAGATGGGAAATATTATCCCGAAGGGAACCAGTGAGTTAGCAGATAAGCTTTCCCAGTCTCTAAATGCCGCTACAGACATTATTAAAGATGCTGGCGATAACGCAAAATCTACAGCAGGAAACTTTACAGATTTTGGCAATAAGACTGAGAAGGCATTAGGCCAGCTTAAAGGGGATCTGGCTCAAGCTAAGCAAAACCTTGAAGCATTTTCTAAAACCAGTGCTTCACCTGCTGATATTGAAAAGGCACAGGCTCAGGTTGATCAACTAGAAAAAGAAGTACAGCAAGCAGATCAGGCTTTTAGTGGATTTCAAGCAGAAATAGGCAAAGCCAATACAAGTTTAAAAAATACTGATAGTACAGCACAAACAGCTCAAAAAGGGCTTAATGGTGCAAAATTCGCTGTAACAGCACTTGTTGGTGCAATGGGAGGTATTGGTATTGGCTTGGGTTTAAGAGAATTAGCACAAGCGGCTGACTCTTATACCAACCTATCTGTACGCATTCAGATTGCTACCCGTGAAGGTGGTGATTTCAGTTCTGCAATGTCTGGAGTTCATCAGGTAGCACTTGCCACAAATTCTAGTTTACAGGCAACAGGTGATTTATTTACCCGACTGAATACAGTCGGCAAAGAAATGGGGATGACGCAACAACAAGCGCTAGACCTGACTAAAACAGTGACGCAAGCGATTCAGATCGGTGGTGGTTCAGCTCAGGCGAGTGAAGCGGCTGTACAGCAATTCATCCAAGCCATGCAGGGTGGTGTTCTTCGTGGTGAAGAATTCAACTCCATGATGGAAAATGGTTACGGTCTTGCTGAAGCTCTAGCTAAAGGGTTGGGAGTCACTACTGGTGAACTCCGCAAGATGGCGGAAAATGGTGAGCTTTCAGCAGAGCGTGTTATTAAAGCTTTGCAAAGTCAGGCCACTCAGATTCAAGAAACTTACAATCAATTTCCCACTACTATCAGCAATGCCTTGCAGAAGATATCTACGCAGTGGCAAATCCTGATTGGTGAGATGGATCAGGCCAATGGATCGAGCGCGACAGTAGCAAATGCTCTATCAATTATTGCTGATAATCTTAGGATACTAAAATTATTCTTCGATGATGTAGCAGATGGAATAGGGTGGTTTCAAGACAAGCTTTCGGAAATAGATCCATCTACAATTGAGGCTATTAGAAGCACACTATCTGCCGTATACGACACAATTAAAAATGTCATATCCAGTATGGCGGGAATAGCTGAAACCGCATGGAGTGCTTTTACATCTGTCTTAGATTCAATAGCTCCTTTATTTAATGCAATCCTTAATGGTAAAGAGGAAGTCGATGGTTTAACGACCTTATTCAATGTTTTTAAAATTGCTCTAGGGGTGGTATCGGATGCTGCAACTGGGCTAAATATTGCCTTGAAGCTACTCCTTTCAGGTATTCAGTTTATTTCCGGTGGTATTCATGCGCTTAGTGCTTCAGTATTAGATTTTCTAGGTTTTGATGATCTGGCTGCTCAAGCACAAAACGCCTCAGATGCTTTATTCAGGCAGGCTGAAAAGAATGCATCCGAGGCAAACCGGCTGGCACTTGAAAGTAAGTCAGCTACCAGAGAAGCAATTCGAGAGATTCGTCAGACTGAGGATGAGGCAAATCAGGAACGCATTACTGAGAGCCAAAAGACTCTTGACGAACTAAAGCTTCAAGAGGAAAAACACAAGGCTGACTACAAGGCCATCAGTGATGAGCGCATTCAGTTAGAGCAGCAGCTCCACGAAGCACGTAAAGCAGGAAATCAGGCTGCAATTGATCAGGCCGTAAAAGGCCTTGCTGAATTGGATACCAAGGAAAAAACCTATCAGGCTGAAAGTCAGAAAATTACAGATGCCAAAATTCAGGCTGCTCAGGTCGTAGCTAGTGCAATGATTCAATCTGCAGATGCTGCAGGGATGGCACAATTAAAGGCTCTTAACGCCCAGTTAGCCGCCCAAGGTTTACAGGCTGAATTTGATAGCACTGGCAAGGTGGTTGTGAAAGCGATGCAGGATGCTGCGATCGCTACTGAGCATCAAAGCAATACCACCGATAAGGCTCGGAAAGCTGCCACTGCACTTGGTATTGATTTGGATATTTCGCTTAATCGAGTTTCTGCAAAATTCAAGGAAACAGAAGGCCAGCTAAATAACTTTGCAAGCGGCCTTGAAGATTTAGGTGTTGAGGGGCAGCAGGCTGGTGATGTCACCTATCAAGCCTGGCTTAAATGGCTGGAAACAGCGAAAAGCCAAGCTGAAATTGATTATGCAAAAGCCAAGCTTCAGGAGTTTGGAGATCAGGGACAGGTATCGACAAGTCAGGTAGAGCAAGGCCTCATTGCTATCAAGTTGCAGGCTCAAGGACTACCGGATGATATTGACCCGGTAACCGAAGCTTTCAAGCGTCTAGGTATTCAGACCAAAGAGCAGCTCAAGCTTTCCGCTCAACAAGCTTTGATGGATTACATCACAATCCGGGATAGCGGCAAGGCTACAGCTGAAGGTATCCAGAAAGCTTACGAAAAAGCCGCTCAGTCTGCCGCTGCATCTGGTGATGCTGGCGTTATTGCTGCAACCAATGCTGCAAATGCTGGCCGTAATCTTGAGATTCAAATTGATGACACCGGTATTGCTGCCGTTAAATCCATGGATGAATGGGAGAAGGCTAATCATCGGGTCAGAGACTCTGCACATAGAATCGGTGATGGATACCGTCATGCAGGTCAGATCGCACGGGAAGAAGCTAAATCTTCTACCGAAGCCTGGGCTGATGCAGTCAATAAAGCTAAAGGTGATTTCAATAAGGAGATGAAGCGACAGGGCGATGCATTAAGCAAGGGTATTTATGGCTATAACTCCTACACCAGAGATGAAGTGCTTTCCGAGCTGAAAAGTAAGGGATATAGCGATAAAGATGCCAAAAAACTGGCTGGTAATATCTGGTCACAAGCCATGGAAGCGGATCGTGATGCCAAGGCTCAAGGACTGGGTAAAGATGGTAATCCAGCCATGAAAGCATTGATTAATGCTGAATTTGATCGGGCAGCAGCGAATGGTCTGACCACTCAGCACGGTACCAACAAGATCAATGAATTACTTCGTAGTATCAATATGTCTTCAACTGGATCTAGTGGCCTGAATGACTATGCGCCGTCTATTCCTTCGGTGCCATCTGTCAGAGATACTAGTCAGCCTACCAAAGAAGTTACTTATAACTTTGATTTCAATGGTAAGCAGATGCAATTTAGTGGACCAGCAGGTCAGGAGTCTTTAATGAATGAGCTTGTGAATCAATTAAAAATACAGGCGAGATCTACATGAAATTAATCCGCTTAAGCACATCCGAAACCGTCCCATTAGAGGACGGTTTTTTATGGCCTGATGAATTCTCCTGGAAGGCCATTGAGCAGAATCAAGGCTATACCATGGATGGCTCCCTGATCATTCAGGAAGGCAAAAAGAAGTCTGGTCGGCCAATCACCTTGCAACCGGCTGATCCACAGATGGGCTGGATCAAGCTGCGTGAACTACGGGCTGTCTTGGAGTGGTCCAAGCTGCAAGATGAAAATTTCAGACTGCAGTTTGAACAGCCGCATGATAGCCGGCAATTCACCGTCAAATTTAACCACCAAGATGGGGCTTTAGAGGCTGCACCGGTGAAAGGAATTCCAGCGGTATCACTGGATGATTATTTTAATGTGACTTTGCGCTTTACGGAGTTAGACGATGGCGATTGAAACCAAGGATTTAGTGATTTACAAGTCTGAACGCTTGACTGATAACTCTGATGGCGGTGGTAAATATTCTGGTGTTGTAGTTCAAGATGGTATCAGCAATAACCTGTTCAATGATGTGTCGGAAATGGATCGCACCATGGGCGATGTCTCTATGCGTAAAGTCTTTCCGGCGGTCACAACAGAAGATACTGATTTATTGATGGGTGCAACAGTATTTGTATCTGAGCTACCGGAAGATCCAAACGTATCGGCATTGCTGTTCAGCACCAAACACTGGACAGATGAACGCCAGTCGGCACAGAACCGGGTGGAGAGTTACCTGGCTAAAGGCGGTCAGATTGCTGGTACGCCACTGGATACGCACTGGAAAGGTATGTCATCGCTGCAGGTCGCCATGTTTCCTCAGGAAGTGGAGTCTTCCGTGGGTGATACCATTGTGCTGATCAGTGATGAAGGTAAGGTCTTAGAGCGCGAACAGTACGTGCGAATCACCAAGGTTGAAACCCGTACTGCCATTATGGTCATCGATGGTAAGAATGTTGAGTATAAGGTGGCGACTTACTCTCTAAATGATGCTCTGGAAGTTGATTTTGTCGGTTTATCGGCACGCCAGTGGTACAACAGTGAGAAATCTAAAACTATTATCCGCGACACCATTGTTGCAGATACTGGTCTGTATTATTCATCTACAGCGCTGGCATCTGATGCCAATGTGGGGGAATTTACGGTCAATGCCAAAAGTATCTTTGCTCAGCTAATTCCATCCGCCCAAACAGAAACTCCAATTATTGATGTCAATGCAGCGGGTGAAAGTGTGGTACTGGTAGCGGGTAATGAAGACACTATTACAGTCAATTACCCGAATATGGTGATTGGTGTCAGCCAGAATCTTTATATCGGCTCTGCAGTGATTCCATCGAGTGTGATATTCACACTTCAAGGCCAGCAGATTAATGACCAAGGTGGATTATTAAAGAATACACAAGGGACCCAGGTCGGAACGATTGATTATCAACGTGGATTAATTCAGTGGACTGCAGCAGCACCAGCTGGAACCATGAGTCTGAATATTGCATTCAAGCCAGCTGCGGCACCAAACCAGTATTATCAAAGTCATGCCATCCCGGTCACTCAAAATAATCAAAGTACCAACTGGACCGGAGTATTGATTCCAATCCCTGCACCGGGAGCTTTATCAATTTCCTACATGTCACAGGGCAAGTTCTATGAACTTAAAGATGATGGATCAGGCCAATTAAAAGCTTCAAGTTCGTCTTTTGGTTCAGGCATGATCAACTATGAAACAGGCTCGTGGCTATTAACCACTGGTGCACTGCCTGATGTAGATACGCCGATTTTGCTGAACTGGGGCACACCAATTGTCACTTTTGTTCGATCAAACTTGAGTGTGGAAAAAGCTGCATTTGATTTTGATTTAGGTCGACCAGGTGTTTTGCCGGGTATCACGATTAACTGGGCCCTAGAAGGTGAAGAGAAAACAGCAACCTCCAATGCCCAGGGCAAATTTACCGGTGATGCCACCGGTGAAATTAATTATGCCACCGGGATTGGCAAAATCATTCCGAATAAGTTGCCACAGAAAGGCACAGTCTTTTCAGTGATCTATAACTACGGCACTTCACTTGAGCAGACCAAGATGGATGTTGCTCCTGTAAATCAAAAGCTGACCTTTACCATTGGTACGGGACCAGCAATTCAACCAAATAGTGT